CCATGATGCCTTCACGCGGTATGGGTGCGATGTCTCCTAGCAAGATTCCTAGGGCGAAGCGCCGTGGGGATAACGAGCCTGTCGAGGGTACTGGGAAGCCGATCAGAACGGGGTATAAAGCCGGAGGGCTATATGAAAACATTCATAAGAAACGTGCTCGCATGGCTGCGGGGTCGGGTGAAAAAATGCGAAAACCCGGTAGCCGAGGTGCCCCCACCGCCGAAGCCTTCCGTCAAAGTGCAAAGACCGCTAAAAAAGGTTAAGCCAAAAGGTAAGAAGTAATTATGGAAACTATAGAACTTCTAATCAAAGCATGGCCTATCTTCTTAGGGTTTATCACCTTGGTCGTACTACTTGCTAAGATGGATAACCGTCTTACCTCGGTCGAAGAGAAGATCAAGACCTTGTTTGAGTTGTTTAACAAAAAGATGGGCCGGTAATGGCGGACAAGACTACAGCTACAACCGACTTCAATCTCGACCTCAACACGATTGTGGAGGAGGCTTTCGAGCGTTGTGGTGCGGAACTGCGTACGGGATACGATCTGCGTACGGCCAAGCGTAGTCTGTCGCTGCTTTTGATGGATTGGTCTAACCGTGGCATCAATCTGTGGACTCTTGAGCAGGGCACGCATGTCCTGACTTACAACGTCGGCACGTATGACTTGCCGGTGGATACGGTTGACCTGCTTGACCACGTAATCCGTACGGGTACTGGCACGAACCAGCAAGACATCAACATCAGCCGTATCTCATCTAGTACCTACGTTTCGATCCCGAACAAGAACGCGACCGGTCGTCCGATTCAGATTTGGATTAACCGTCGCACGGGCGCAACAGGTGCGGACAACGCCGTGGTCTATCCGCAGTTCACTGTGTGGCCGAAGCCGGACAACACGACGACTTGGACCCTGTATTACACCCGGTTGCGTCGGATGTTCGATGTTGGAAACGGTGCCAACGGTCAGGATATTCCGTTCCGGTTCTTGCCCTGCATGGTTGCGGGCTTGGCCTACATGCTGTCGATGAAGATCCCCGGTGCTGATGCTCGGGTTCAGGTCTTGAAGGCGCAGTATGACGAGGCTTGGGACTTGGCGGCAGGTGAGGATCGTGAAAAGGCTGCGGTTCGTTTTGTCCCGAGAGAGTCGTTTTTAGGCGGGTACTAAAATGCCTAATCGCTATGCGAGTGGCAAACATGCGATTTCGGAGTGCGACCGGTGTGGATTTCGGTACAAGCTCCGCCAACTGAAGTCCTTGGTCATCAAGACCAAGAACGTGAATATTCTGGTTTGTTCGGAGTGTTGGGAAGCTGATCAGCCGCAGTTGTCACTTGGTCTGTACCCGGTTGATGACCCGCAGGCTTTGCGAAACCCTCGTCCGGACTTGAGCTATTTTGAACCCGGCAATAATGGCGCGGGTGGTAGTAGAATGATTCAATGGGGCTGGGCACCGGTAGGTGGTGCTAGAGCCGATGACGCGGGGCTTACCCCGAATGATCTAGTAGCCCAATGTTTAGTGGGCGATGTAACGGCTAGTTAGGAGAATTGAAAATGGCTATGACTTTGAAGGAACACGCCAAACTTCCGGCGAACAAGGCTCACGGCAAAAACGCTAAGGGCTTTCGTGCTGGTGGCAAGACCAACAGCGAAATGAAGAAGTACGGGCGCGGCATGGCGAAGGTCATGAATCAGCGCAGCCCGGTGCGTAAGAGCAGTGGCCCGAGGTAAGTCACATGAAAGATAGCGGCAAGATCAAGCCGAACACCGACTCAACCGGTGAGAACGGCTACCCTGAGAAGGATGTCAACAAAGGCGTTACGCACATGGATATGCGTGGTGCTGGCGCTGCCACCAAGGGCAAGAAGTTCGTCTCGCAGATCAACCTTAAGAACAACGGTAAGGTCCGCGCAGGCTGGAGTTAATAGTCGATGAACTACGCGACTCTTACAACGTTGATACAACAGTACTGCGAATCGACTGAAACGTCGTTCGTGGCGAACATTCCTACGTTCGTACAACTTGCGGAAGAGCGCGTATACAACACGGTTCAGATTCCCGCTATTCGTCGCAACCAGATAGGCACTCTAAGTCTCGGTAACAAGTATCTTACGTTGCCCTCAGACTGGCTTGCGACGTTCTCTTTGGCTGTCATCACGCCGGTTACTGGGGTTCAAGAGTTCTTGCTTGATAAGGACGTGAACTTCATCCGGCAGTCATACCCGAGTCCGACCGATACTGGGATGCCGAAGTACTATGCAATCTTCGACGACAATACGCTGATTCTGGGGCCGACCCCGGATACGGCCTATCAGGTCGAGATGCACTATTACTACTATCCACAGTCGATTGTTACGGCGGGTACGTCTTGGCTTGGTGACAACTTTGAGAACGTTCTGCTGTACGGGTCACTGCGCGAGGCTTACACCTACTTGAAGGGTGAGGCTGACATGATGCAGTACTACGAGCAGAAGTATCAGGAAGCCATCCAACAGTTGATGCGCCTTGGCGATGGAATGAACCGCCGCGACTCGTATCGTTCTGGACAGGTTCGGCTACCGGTAAATAGCTAATGGCTATCTTTCAAACACAAACGATCAGTTTCCGGCAGGAGATGCTGCAAGCAGTTCATAACTTGCTGACGGATACGATCAAGATGGCGTTGTACACAAGCTCCTCCAATATCAACGAGGACACGACTGTGTATACGACGACTGCTGAAGTGTCAGGTGGGGGGTATTCCGCAGGTGGTCAGACTATTACTGGCGCACAGATTAGTGCATCGAATGGTATCGTTTACGTTACCTTCAACAACGTTGTATGGACTCCGGCCACGTTCACTACGGCAGGGGCTTTGATCTACAACGCGAGCAAGGGCAACAAGTCTATCGCTGTCTTGAGTTTTGGCGCGGACAAGACGGCTAGTGGCACGTTCACGGTGCAGATGCCCCCGAACACATCGAGTTCTGCGCTGCTACGCTTTACTTAAGGAGCTATTGAGATGTTTAACGAAAAGGCTAAGACAGCAGACGCAGTAGGCGCTGCTTTGGAGAAGTTGCTCGGCTCGGGCGAGAACGCCCGTGCTGGCGGTGTGTTTCGTCTTGAGTGCCGCGACAGCGAGGGCAACCTGAAGTGGTCGGCTGAGTCCCACAACCTTGTGGTGAACGTTGGTCTTCAGGACATGAACGACAAGTACTTCAACGGTACGTCTTACACGGCTGCGTGGTACATCGGTCTCTACGGTGCTGCTTCGTCGAACAACCCGGCGGCTTCGGACACGGCGTCCTCGCATATTGGTTGGACGGAGATCACTCCGTACAGCAACGCGACTCGTCCGGCTTGCTTGTTTGGTTCGGCTACGATTGCTGACCCGTCTGTCATTTCAAACACGCTTACCCCGGCGCAGTTCAACATCAACGCGACTAACGTGGTTGGTGGGGCGTTCTTGATCAGCAACAACACGAAGGGCGGCACTACGGGTATTCTGTTTTCGGCATCGGATTTCCAAGCCCCCGGCGACCGCAGCGTCTCTTCGGGTGATACTCTGAATGTGACCTACACGTTCAGCCTTGATGCCGCTTAAGGAGTAGATCATGTTTAAGAAAGGCGACCGAGTTCGCGTAAACGCTGTCGTGCCAGAAGGCCCGGTTGTTGCTCTTCGTATGACCGAAGACGGGGTTATTTTCTACCTCGTTGAGTGGGTCGATGCAGAGGGTAAGACTCAGCAGCGTTGGTTTACGGAAGATCAATTGATGGGGGCCTGATATGGCCCTCGTACTTGCTGATCGCGTCAACGAGACGACGACTACCACCGGTACTGGGTTAATTGCCCTTGCCGGTGCTGTTGACGGCTACCAATCCTTCGCTGTTATTGGCGACGGGAACACGACGTATTACACGATTGTTCACCAAACTCTTAACGAGTGGGAAGTGGGCATCGGTACGTATACGTTGTCGGGTACTACTTTATCTCGTGATACCGTTCTCGCTTCTTCTAATGGCGGGTCTGCGGTTAACTTCTCGGCAGGTACGAAGTTTGTCTTCTGTGACTACCCGGCAGGCAAAGCCGTCTATGAAGACGCAGCCGGTAAGGTCAGTGGGATTGCGATTGAAAACAGTACGATTGGTGCGGTTACTCCCGCTGCCGGTACGTTTACTTCGATCACAACCACAAGCGGTACGATCACCACTACGCCGAGCACCGGCAACGATATCGTCAATAAGACCTACGTAGACACGCTTGTCTCGTCAGGCATCACGTATCACCAACCCGTTAAGTATGAAGTCCCCGTAACGACGGGCAACCTGACTGCGACCTACAACAACGGTTCTTCAGGTGTTGGCGCTACGCTGACGAATGCTGGCACGCTTGCTGCGTTTACTCCGGACGGTGTAACGGCCTCCGTTAATGATCGAATCCTGATCTACAACCAGACCAACGCATTTGAGAACGGCGTCTACGTCGTAACGGTTGTTGGTGATGGATCTACCGCGTGGGTTTTGACTCGTGCTAGTGACGCGAACACTTATGCACTGAAGAGCACGAATAGCCTTGGTGAAGGCGATGCCTTCTACATCACATCGGGTAATACCGGTGCTGGTGAGACGTACGTTTGTAATACCGTTGGTACGATCACGTTTGGCGTCACAGCCATTACGTTCTCTCAGATCTCGTCTGCTCAGATTTACTCAGCAGGCACAGGACTCACTCTTACCGGTACGCAGTTCAGTCTAACTACTCCGGTTGCTGTTGCGAATGGCGGCACGGGTACGACGACTTCGACGGGTACGGGCAACGTTGTTCTTTCTAACAGCCCTACGCTTGTCACACCGAACCTTGATACACCTAGCGTTCTCGTACTGACTAACGCAACGGGACTTCCGCTTACGACGGGTGTGACCGGTAACTTGCCGGTTACTAATCTAAACAGCGGTACTGGCGCATCGGCATCTACGTTCTGGCGCGGTGACGGTACGTGGTCTGTGGGTGTTTCTGGTCCGACCGGCCCCACGGGTCCAATCGGTCCTCCGGGCCCTTCGGGTGCAGATGGTGCTCCGGGTCCTCCGGGCCCTCCGGGTCCAACCGGCCCGACTGGTCCAATAGGCCCTCCGGGTCCGATTGCAGGATCAAATACTCAGGTTATTTATAACTCGGGCGGTAGCGCTGCGGGTTCGGGCAATCTGACGTTTAATGGAACTACGCTTTTTGCCCAAGAATTTAATTTAAATAATTGGTATTCATTCAACGATAATGACCGAGACGCCAATTCGTCTACGTACTTACCTACTGCGTCGGCTAGGTCATTTAGATACGCTTTTGTAAACGCTAGTTCTGCTGGTACCGGTGGTAACTATGCTGGTCTTCTACAGTTTAATCCTTGGACCGGCACTACTAGCAGTACGGGTGACGCTTCGTACCAATTATTCTTTGGTAGTACGGCTACTAACGGTAGCGGGTTTCCGTGGCTTCGTATCCGTAAGGGTATAGATTCCACTTGGAATACTGGATACAACATCCCGCTGTACGATGCCAATACTTCGTATGCTAGCGCTTTATATTCCACTATTGTTTATGACGCTAATAACACTGCTTACTACGTAGACCCGGCTAGCACTTCAACACTACAAGCAATTGAGTCAAACGGGATTGACGTTGCGTATTCTGCAAGAAGAGATCTTGCTGCGGGTAGCGGTGATTGGTCAGCGCGTATTGTTTCGCGTAACTATACAACTAACGTCTCGTCTTTCTTAGGTAACTACCAAGGATACGCCGGGTTATTTGGACATAACGCAGCACTTAATGCGTGGTCCCCTGTTTACATAAATATCTTTGGTACTTCGTCTAACGCAAACGTATATTCAGGCAATCTGTATACGCCTATTGTATACGATGTTACCAATACCGCTTATTATGTAGACCCGGCTAGCACTTCAAACATCTACACCCTGACTGTTAATAACACGGGTGACGGCGGCTTCCAGATGGGTGGAAGCGGTAATGTATCTATTTATGGTAACGAGATTAATGCCGGGTCAGGTGGTGGAACCGGTAATTTATACATTGGATATCGTCGCACTAACACGGTCGTTTTAAACTCAACCGGCGGATACACCGAGTCTGCTACTAGCGTCCGCGCCCCAATCTTCTACGACAGTAATAACACCGGCTATTACGTAGATCCAAACTCTTCTACGTCTGCTAACTTTTACGGCTCCGTAAATGCGGCTACTTATAACTTAGCTGGATTGCTTGTTAATGCTAGCGGTACCTCGTCGTCTGGCGGTGCGATTGCTATACAGCAAGTTACTGCGGAAGGCTGGACCGGCATATTTTGCGACTTTGAGCCGTTTACTGGTTGGGGTTTGTGGCATGACAACCCAAACAACATGTTCTCGTTTACTTCCGAATCTAGTACGGGGTCAATTAGATCATTCTCTGTTCCATCGAGATCTAGCGGACTCCGCACTGCGTATGAAAAGTTTCGAGTAGAGCAAGGTAGTGGCGACACAATTACCGGCGCTATCGGTTATGCGAACGCGTCATTCCGCGCACCAATCTTCTACGACAGCAACGACACCGGGTATTACGCCAACCCCAACGGTACTAGCGTATTCAACAACATTAATTTTGCTGCTACTCAAGCAATTAATTCAGTAGGCGGGTACACACCGACTAACGGCGTCTTGCGTATGACGCCAAACCTACATCTAAACGCGTATAACGGATATGCCGTTATAGTCAACTGGGACCAAGGAACAACCGGTGGTTCCCAGACGTTCAGGGTTGGTAACGGTGCTGGTAGTGATGCGTTTTATATTAACGCAGTTGGCTACACATATTTGCCGTACGTATACGATATCGGCAATACCGCTTACTACGTAAAGCCTGCTGGCACTTCGACGATGAGTGCGATTGACGTATATGGCGGCGGTTTGTACGACAGCAGTACGGGTTTCCGTGTAACTCTGCCGGGCGGTGCTGCATATAGAACCACGGCCTCAAGCGTAGCAGGTGCCATTAAAATTCGCCTACCGTCAGGTACGCTAGGTTCAAATACGATGCTGTCTTTTGATGTCAACGTATACACCTACGACGGGCAGTCTTTTACAATTAGATGTGGTGGCTATAACTACAGCGACGCCAGTTACAGTTGGTACAATACTTTTGCGTACATGCTGACCGGCAGCCGCGCAGCGCTTAACGTACGTTTTGGTTGGGATGGCTCCTCACAGTGTGTTTGGATTGGCGAACTTGGCAGTAGCTGGACATACCCACAAGTCGGCGTGAGTA